CTCGTATCTTGAGTCAATGATGAGCGAAGAAATGCCCACCGAAACACCAACAAATACAGCCCCAATGCAGGAGTCAAACTCATGAAATTAACTTTGTCCGCAGGTTTCGCAATTGATGTTGAAGCAGCAGCTGGTGAAACACCGACCCGCACCATCTCTGGCATCGCTGCCCCATACAACGTCAGCGCAACAGTGAGCGACGGTACGCAAGTCCAGTTCGCTCCTGGCTCACTTCCCCTTGACGGAAAAGCCCCAAAACTGTTTATGTATCACGATTCTTCGCAGCCTGTCGGCCTTGTTACTTCACGCACCGAAACCCCTGAGGGAATGTTGTTCACCGCCAAGATCGCAGATACTCCAGCGGGCAACGAGGCACTACAACTCGCTAAAGAGGGTGTGCTGGACAATGTTTCGGTTGGTGTGGATGTCGTGACTTCTTCACGCGCCGAAGATGGGACAATGGTTATCACTTCCGCTATCTGGCGGGAATTATCGCTTGTCCCCATCAGCGCATTCAGCGGTGCTACCATAGAAAGTGTATTCGCCTCAGCGGACACAACTCCCGACGAAATCTCAGCAACAGAACCACAAGTCGAGGAGACCATCGTGTCAGAACACATCGAAGCAGCAGCACCCGAAGCAGCCCCATCAGCACCCACCATTTTCGCTTCGGCTAAGCGTCCCGCACGTTTGCCTTCTGCTGGCGAGTGGATGGCCGCTTATCATCAAGGCGGAGAAACTTTCGCAAAAGTTAACGCATCGGTGACCGAATGGCGTACTGAGAACCAGTCGACATACGAAGCTGCTGCAGGCGATGTCGCTACGACCAACACACCCGGTCTGCTTCCAGTCCCCGTTTTGGGACCGCTCGTTCAGAACATCAACTTTGTTCGTCCAGTTGTTAATCGTCTTGGCGCTCGCGCATATCCTGACAATGGCGCACAAAAGACATTCATCCGTCCGACCATCACGACTCACACTTCAGCAGCTGCACAGTCAGCAGAGTTCGATGCCGTATCCGCAACCACAATGGTCATTGCGTCAAACACAATTTCTAAGACCACCGTTGCAGGTCAGGTCAGCCTCTCAATGCAAGACATTGATTTCACTTCGCCTGCAGCAATGCAGTTGATCATGGCCGACCTTATGGGCGAACTCATGTATAAGACCGACGATATTGCAGCCGACGCACTTCTCGCAGCTGCAACCTCATCGGGTGTATGGGACCTCACTGCAACTGACTTGATGAAGTCCATCTACGACGCTGCAGTTGACGTTTCCAACGGAACCAACTTCTTCCCTGACACGATCTTCGTGTCGCCTGACGTTTGGGGACAGCTCGGACAGACCGTGGACGGAAGCAACAGGGCGTTATTTCCCTACGTTTCGCCCGGTGCTGGTTTAGTTGGTCAAAACTCCTTGGGTGGCGGAAACGCAACCACATGGGTCGGCTCCAACCCGCTCGGACTTGAGATCGTCGTTGACAGCAACTTCGCTGCCAAGACCATGATCATCACCAACGCTTCAAAGGCATTTGAGTACTACGAAAGCATCCGCGGAATCATGTCCGTAGAACAGCCTTCCACCCTCAGTCGTTTGTTCTCGGTTCATGCTTACGTCAGCACCTTCGCTGCCGTGTCTGGCATGATCCGCAAGATCACACAAGCCTGATCGGAGGCCGTCGTGACGGCAACATACACACTCCAGACTGCGGTCATCGTTCCGGGTTATGTGTGCGTAACAACGCTCACCCCGAACGAGATCGTGGTCGGTGCAACGATCACTGTCGCAGGATGGGACGTTCTATACAACGGTGTCAAAACTGTTTACGGGCTACCCCAATATTTGCCGATCAATGTTGACACTGAAGGGCTTATCGAGTACGACACTTCGTATCCTCTTGCCAATGCGGTGATGTGGGCGGAGACTCAAACTTCTGCAGAGTTGCACGCGATCACGGGCACTGTCAGTTTTACGCAGACTTGCACTTGGATCACAGCTGAAGATATTGAAACCTATTTGACTGTCCCGTTGCTCGGAGCGTCTGACTCACTATTCTTGATCCAGTGCGCTGCAGCTGCGAACGCGTTTTGTTTCCGTCGCAGGCAGGAGTCGGGTTACATTGACTCGCTGACGACTTCGCCGTCGGGTGATGTCACTTTAGGGACGATCATGTATGGCTCGGCCTTGTTCCGCCAAAAAGGTTCCATAGATCAGTTCGCGTCATTTACTGACATGGGCACAGCGCCCACTGTAGGGCTCTCAGGCATCGTCAAACAGTTGTTAGGTATCAACAGACCACAGGTCGCCTAATGGCTATCTCAACCGCCCCGATCATCTACGACGACTCGATCACCTACAACGAAGCAGGTGTTGTTTATGACCAGTCGGCTTACACAGATTTTCTCAACGATGCTTTTGATGATCTGGTCAACATTCTTAAAGGCATCACGGGTCTGCGCGTGGTTGACGATCCTCGCAATATCGCTCCACCTTGCGCTTTTGTGGATGCTCCAACCATCGAGTCGTTCAACTACAACATTGTCAAGATGAACTTTCCCGTGACACTGATTTCTACGGGCCCCGGCAACCTTGACGCTTTACGCCAACTGCTCAATTTGACAGCTGCACTGATCACTAAAAACATTGCGGTCATGTCGGCCCAACCAAAAGTGGTCACGGTCGGCGGTCAAGAGTTCGCGGGTTACGAAGTCATCATTCCTCTACAAGCACAGAACGGATAGCAATGGATCGTTACGTTATTACTTCAAGTCGTGTCGGCGAGATCGGGACAGCGTTTGTTGCTCAACCGTCTGACGATATTGAATGGTTGCTCGCTGGAGGGTTTATTCAGCGTTCCGACACTCACCCGTCGAAGGGTGCTAAATTAGCCAAGAAGCCCGACGCGACCGAAGCACAGAAAGATTGATCCGTCATGGCAACAAGTACAGTCCTCTCCAATCCAGTATTCAAAATCGGTGCCGTGGACCTGAGTGATCAGGCGACTTCGGCAAGTTTGTCGCAGAAAATCACGGCTCTGCAAGGAAATGGCTTCGGGTCTGCTTCAATCACCTACACGGCTGGTTTGCAGGACAACACCTTGAGCGTGGATCTGTATTGGTCAACAGCTGCAACCGAAACCTATGCGACTCTTAAGTCTTTAGTCGGCACTCAGATCGCGTCAATTACTATTCAGGGTTCGTCGGCTGCCACTAGCGCCACCAACCCAATCGGTACTTTGACCAACTCATATCTCGCCGAACTTCCCGTGACGTACGCTCTGGGCGAATTAACGAAATGCACCGTTCAGTTCATGGGCGGATCGTTCGCTTGGACTGAAGTCTAAACAACCCCTACAGAAATGAGCCCGACATGAAACTCACCATCCGCTTCGACATCGGATACGGACCCGCCACCATCACGACAACGCTCGCAACATTGGTCGCGTGGGAACGCAGATTCAAAATGAAAACCAGCGATCTCGCCGACAATTTCGGGATGGAGGACATGGCTTTCATGGCTTGGCATTCCGCCAAAGTACAAACCGATCACGGTCAGTCCATCCCGGTGGAGTTTGACTCTTTTGTCAACAAACTGATTGACATTGAGATCGTGAACAGTGAAGAGGGAAAAGTTATCCCGACGGAAGTTTCCGACACTCACTAGCCCAACTTCTTGTCACTACAGGCTGGTATCCGAGTGATGTAGTCTTTGATGTTGACGACCTCCTGACAGTCGCTGAGATCATGAAGGAGAGATGACCGATGACAATGCAGATTCAGGGACTCGAGTCAACTCTAAAAGCGTTGCAAAAAGTCCAGCCTGAGGTTAAAAAACAATTCTTTAAGGACGCTAAAAAAATCCTAAAGGTTGCTGTGGATGAGGCTAAAAGCCTGTATCCAGCAGAGGACGCAACCAAAAACAATGGCGGTTTCCCGTCTGGTCTAAGTCGAGCTTGGAAGCCTGGTGGACGACCATTGTTTCCATACAATCAGAGTGTTGCTGTCAAAAGCGTGAAAATTGAGACGTCACTTTCTAAAAAGAAAGACGCAGTTTTAACTATTGTCAATAAAGATGGTGCTGCTTCGGTTATTGATTATGCCGGTACAAAAACGAGTAACGCGTTAGGTGTTGCTTTAAATGGTTGGGCCACTAAACCTCGCGTCATGTGGCGCGCCTACGAAAACAATCAAGGCCGCATTGAGGCAGAGATGCAGTTGTCGGTTGATCAAGTCATGAAACGTATTTCGGCGATAGAGAAAATGGTGATCTTGTAATGGCTAT